GCGTGTAGCCATGGACATGCCCATGCCGCAGCAAGGCATGCCGCCGGGCCAGATGCCCGAGCAATCGGCCGGTGACGACGGCGGCAAGACGCTGGCCTACTGCGTCGAGCTCTACGTCTACACCGACGGCACCTACCGCGTGTCCAAGGAGGACGCCGGCCAGGAGGAGGCCGAGCACGAGGCCACCGGCACGCAGGAAGGCAAGGACGGCACCGACTTCGACAAGCTCGGCGACGCGCTGGGCGCCATCCTGGACATGGTCAAGGCCAATCCGGCCGGCGGCGACGCCAATGCGCAGCTTGAGGCCGGCTACAACAGCCGCGAGCAGCCGACTGCCATGCCGATGGGGGGCCGCTGACATGGCGCGCGCCACCATCGTGTTCGAGGACGGGCCAGACGGCACCGGCACTTTCAAGGTCGACACGGACTACGAGGGCGGGTTTCAGGTCGCCAGCCATGCCCATCAGCACGCCCTGTTGTGCGTCAAGCACCTGAACGCGATTGCCGAGCGGTTCGGCAGCACGCAAACAACCCAGGTGGTCGGCAGCACGCCGGAAGCCGTTGCGGATCTGGCGGCGGCCATGGACGAGCCGTGCATCGACGCCGTGCCGATCGGCGGCGAGCCGGAATATGTCGACGCGCCGCCGGTGATGAACGGGTGATGCATGGCTGCCGCAAAGCCGGCGAAGAAGCCAGCCAAGAGAAAAACCAGTCCGTCGCGCCCGGCCGCTGACCGCCGGCGCCAGTTCGTCGCGGAATACCTAGTCGACCTCGATCAGACCGCCGCCTACTTGCGGGCCGGCTACCGCGGCACCAATCTCGGGCTGCGGGTGAACGCTTCGAAGATGATGGCCAGGCCGGACGTGAAGGCGGCCATCGATGAGGCCCTCCGCAAGCGTGAGGCGCGCACAGAGATCACGGCCGATCGGGTGCTGAAGGAGGTGGCACGGTTGGCGTTCTTCGACATCCGCAAGCTCTACGACGTCGACGGCAACCTCAAGGCGCCCAAGGACTGGGACGAGGAAACCGCGGCGGCTGTCGCCGGGCTGGAAACCCTTGAGGAATTCATCGGGACCGGCGGCGATCGGAAGCAGGTCGGCCAGACCCGTAAGGCCAAGGTGTGGGACAAGACCGCGGCGCTGACCCTGGCCATGCGGCACCTGGGCATGCTCAAGGACCGGGCGGAAATCAGCGGGCCGAATGGCGGGCCGATCAAGCAGACCACGGTGAATGTGGACATGACGCCGGCCGAGGCGTACCGCGCGACACTGCTGTAATGGCGGAAACCATCGCCGTGGATTGGGATTGGAAGAATCCCGACTACGACGCCGAGTTCCGCCAGCGCCTGGATGCGCTCAAGAAAATGCGCGACAAGGGCACCGCGCCGAAACTGCGCGAGTTCTACAAGGACCACCCGGTTGCGTTCATCGACGACTGGGGCTGCACGTTCGACCCCCGCAATGCCGAAATCGGCAAGCCGACCACGGTGCCGTTTGTGCTGTTCGACCGCCAAGCCGAGTTTGTGGAATGGGTGGTCGCGCGGTGGCGTGCCCGGGAAGACGGCGTTGTCGAGAAGTCGCGCGACATGGGCGTGTCCTGGTTGTGCGTGGCCATCGGCATCTGGATGTGGTCATTCCATCCCGGCACGGTGGTGGGCTTCGGCAGCCGCAAGGAAGAGTACGTCGACAAGATCGGCGACCCGAAAAGCCTGTTCTGGAAGATGCGGCACTTCATCGAATGGCTGCCGGGCGAGTTCCGGCCGCACGGATGGGGCAGCAACTGCGCGCCTTACATGCGGATCAGCAACCCGGAAAACGGGGCGTCGATCGTCGGCGAGGCCGGCGACAACATCGGCCGCGGTAACCGCACCTCGATCTACTTCGTGGACGAGGCGGCATACCTGGAGCACGCGGAGGCGGTAGACGCGGCCCTGTCGCAAACCTCCAACTGCAAGCTGCACGTCAGCACGCCCAACGGCGCCGGCAACCCGTTCTACCGCAAGCGCCACGGCGGCCGGATTCCGGTGTTTGTGTTCGATTGGCACCAGGATCCGCGCAAGGACGCCACCTGGTACGAAAAGCAGGTCGCCACACTGGACCCGCATATCGTCGCGCAGGAAATCGACCGAAACTACGAGGCCAGCGTCACAAACGCTTTCATCCCGGGCGAACTGGTGAACGCGGCGGCCATGCGCGGGCCGGCTGACGTGAAGGCAAATGGCGGGTTGCGGGTGGGCGTGGACCCCGCCCGATTTGGCGACGATCGCACCGTCATTTCGTTTCGTCGTGGCCGCGTGCTGCTCAAGCAGGTGGCCATCAGCAAGCAGGACGTTACCCAGGTTGCCGGCCGAGTGCGCGCGGAAGTCAGCGCCTACGGAGAGCGACCCGAACAGATCGCGGTAGACACCATCGGCGTAGGCGCAGGCGTGGCCGACATCCTGCGCGGCTGGTATCCGGATGTCATAGATCGCAAGACCGGCGAGAAGATTGTCACGGTGGTCGACGTGAATTCCAGCCTGCGCATGGATGACGGTGAAAACTACAACCTGCGGGCGTTCATGTGGCGGGAAATGCGGGAGTGGGTGAAAACCGCTTCGATTCCCAACGATCAGGATTTGCGCGTCGATCTGACCGCGCTGCGGTATCTGTTCAAAGGCGGCTTGCTGCTGCTGGAATCCAAGGATGACGCGAAGAAGCGCGGCGTGAAGTCGCCGGACTTCGCCGACAGCCTGGCCATGACGTTTGCGATTCCAACGATTGTGCGGGCAACGCCCACCCGCCCGCGCATCATCCCATTCAGCCCGTCCGACATCGGCACGGGCGTTCTCGGCTAAGGAGTACAGGCATGGCAACCAAAAACGTCACGATTACCGACATCGCGCTGACGAATGACCAGTCGGTGAAGATGTTCACTTACGCGGCCATGGCCAACGGCGACGATGGCGAACCGCTGTCCTCGCCCGAGTTCGGCGACATCTGCGTGCAGATCACCGGCACCTTGGGCGCCGGCGGCACCCTGGTCTGGCAAGGCAGCAACGACAAGAGCGTGTGGCACACCCTGAACAATGCCCAGGGCGGCACCATGTCGCTGACCGCGCTGGCCATCAAGCAGGTTGTCGAACGCCCGCTCTGGATGCGCCCGGCGGTGACCGCCGGCGACGGCACGACATCGCTGGTGGCCACGGTGCTGGCCCGCCGCGTCAACACGATGAGGACTTGAGATCATGGATCTGAACGCAGCCGCCGACTCGATTCGGCAACTCGCCACCCGCTACGAGGCCATGGTGGTGGCCGCCGATGTGCTGTCGAAAATCGGCAACCTGGACAACGCCGTGAAGGAAGCGACCGCGCGCGCAGCCGCAGCCAACGCCGATGCCGACAAGGCCGGCGCCGAGCGCGACAAACTCCTGCAGGCGGTGGCCGATGCCAAGACGGCTGTCGAGGTCGAATACCGCGAGCAGCGCGCCAAGCAGGAGGCGGTGCTGGCCGACCTGACAGCAGAAGGCGCGCGCCTCGTGCAGTTCGCGAAGGATGCCGCGGCGCAAGAGCGCAACCAGGTGCAGGCCGAAGCCGAGGCGATCCGCAAGGAGCAGGCCGCGACCATCGCCAAGCACGCGGAAGCCGTGAAGAAGGCCCGGGCCCAACTCAAGGCCGCCGAGGAAGACCTGGCCGCGCGAGCGCAGGAACTCGTCGACATCGAAACCAAGCTGGCCGCCGCGCGTGAGGCGATGGGCAAGCTTCTGGCTGCCTAACCGAGGATTGACCATGCCGAAATCCACCCCGACGTGCAATTCCATCGTGAACCTCATGTACCGGGCCACGGCCTGGGCAAACGTGGCCGACAACGCGTCCAGCTCACCGCTGACCAACACCTATGTCGGGCTGCACACGGCTGACCTGACCGCAGGCACCAACAGCCAGGCGCAAAACGAAACCGCCTACACCAACTACGCGCGCCAGGCGGTGGCCCGGTCGACCGGGTGGGACGCGGCAAGCGGCGGCGCGACCGCCAACTCGGCCACCATCAGTTTCCCGCAGTGCGGCGCGTCCGGCGCGACCTTGACGCACGTCAGTACCGGCGTCGGATCGTCCGGTGCGACGGCGGTATGGCACTACGGCGCGCTCAATTCCTCGCTGGTGGTGTCCTCGGGCATCACGCCGCAGTTTGCCGCCGGCGCGCTCACCATCACGGAATCCTGATGGATCAGCGCTCCAACATCGACAAACTGTTGTGGGAGCAGATCGGTCCGCCCCTGTACTACTGCGCCGACTGCATGCGCGCGGTCAAGGTGCAGGCGCGCGACGGCCAGGAGCCGCTGATCGAGCGGCCTTGCCGGCAAGACTGCGGGCACCAGATCATGGCGCCGCGCAAGGCCATCACGGCAGGCGAGGGCGGGCTTTCGTTTGCCAACAAGGTGCGGGTGCGGCGCGACCAGATCGCCGCCGCCATCACCGGGCGGTGTGTGTGAGCGGACTCACTACCGCCGGCCAGATCGCCAACCTCGATGAGGCCGGGCAGTGCTGGCTCACGCAGTTTCGCAAAGGGCTGTCAGCATCGGCAACCACGGTGAATTCATGGGTGGACTGGTCTTATTCGGCCGGTTCTCCCGCAGCCAATTTTTACGCCTCTACGCCACTGGAAGCGGCAACGCTGGACGATTCGCGGGGCATCTATCTGCCGACCGTGAGCCCGGCATCGCAGTTCATCAAGTGCATCACGATCATGAACGCGGGCACCAACACGCTGAATGGCCGCATGCAGATGATCCTGATGGATTACCTGATGTATTACCCGTTTGTCGACACGGACGCGATTGGCGAAGAGCAGGTGATGACCAACGGCATCACGCTACCGCGTTACACCAGCGGCAAGGTGATGGCGGTAGCGCAGTCTAGTTCAGCCACGATTGGGCAGTACACGTTCAACTACACCAATCAAGACGGTGTGGCGGGTCGGGTGAGTGCGAACAACTACGCGCCCCTTACGACTGCGGGCGGACAGATGCTTTCGGCAGGCGGCACCGGCGCCAGTTACACGCCGTTCTGCCAATTACAGGGCGCTGATACCGGTGTGCAATCCATCGAGTCGGTGACGTTCAGCGCGGCCGGCGGTGGCCTGATGGCGCTGGTGATCGTCAAGCCAATCTTCATGGGGTATGCATCGCAATCGTGCTTTGTAAACACCGGTGTCGCATTTGGATCGGCTGATGAATTTGCTTCGCTGATCCATTTCCCCGGCGCTCCGCAGGTGAAAGACGGCGCGGTTCTGAATTGGATTTCCGCCACCAACAATCTGAGCCTGGCGTCGATGGTGATGACCGGCACGATCGAAACTGTTTGGAACTGAAAAAAGTGAGTTGTTTAATGAAGGGATTTTGACATGGGCTTCGTCAGCCAGGATGACCTAATCACGCAGTTGACCGTCAACGGCAAGGGCGACATGGTCAACACGACCAAGACCTTGAGCAGCGCAGGTACGGCTGGCGCGTGGACTCTTTTGGCTGGGCATGCTGGCTATCCTCCTGCAGCCACCTTCACCGGCGCGGACCTGACCTACGTGCCGACGGACGATACCTGGTCGGAAGGTACGATCTACACTGGCGGCAACGTATCGCCGGGCACCAAGCATTTCCTGACCGGTGGCGCGATCGCCGTTGCTGCTGCCGGTGCTCCGTGGTACGTGATGGCAATTGACCTGGTGGGGTTCGTGCCGCTCTCCGGCACCAACGTCAGCACCACCGGCACCAAGACCGTGACCATGACTGCGATTGGCTCGGGCGGCGGTACAGGGGACCGTTACCCCAACGGGCAAGGTTTGCGCTTGTTTGTGGCTGCGGACACAGCGCTGGGCGCGAACGCGCCGACCTGCGTAATTAACTACCTTGACACCGGCGGCGGTGCAGGTGCGACCACCACGTTTACCTCCACCGCTTCAATGGGTGTCGGACAGCTACTCAATACCGGCGCGGCTGCGAACAAATACAACCCGTTCCTGCCGCTGGCAGCGGGCGATACCGGCGTTTCTGACATCGTATCGCTGGTGTGGAGCGGCACCGCGCACGCCTCGGGCACGGTAATCATCGGCCTGTGTAAGCCTTTGTGGACCATCCCGATTCCCGCTACCGGCCTATACAGCAAAATGGACTTTGTGAACTCGCTTCCCTCGATGCGCCGCATCATGGATGGCGCGAACATCCAGTTCTTGCTGTTCCAGACCGGCGCAACCACGTCAGGCGGCACGGTGTCGGTCGACTTCGACTACGGCTACGGCGGATAACGTGGACAAGCGCATCCTTGACCTGGTGAACGATTTTGCCCAGTGGCGGGGCAATTCATTCACGCTTGCCGCGCTGGTGGCTGAACTGCAAAAGCAGATCGACCGTGAAAAGCTTGAAGCCGCAGGACAGTCTGCCGAGGTGATCTAGTGGGCATCCTTGCCAACGGGTTCCAGTACCGTTCCTGCGGACAGAAGATTCTGGGCGCGACCGCATGGCAAGGCGTTTACCCGTCGACCCATCACGGTAACGACAAGCAGCCCAACTGGCAGCGCAACATCACCGCAGGCGAGGGCATCACCAGCGGATTGGTTGCGCTACCGCAAGGCGAGCGCCATCCGCGCGCCTGGATGATGCCGCAGAAGCCCGGGGCGCTGGCCTCGCGCAACGCGCTGACCGGCAGCGGAACGATGGCCGGCACCGCATGGGCGGTGAAGCTGGCAGAGGCGGCGCTATCCGGCACCGGCGATGCGGAAGGCATTGGCGGCCTGATCGTCACGTTGATCGCCGCCATCACCGGCTCGGGCACGGTTACATCGGCCAATGTGCAGGCGTTTCTGTCTGCCGTAGCCAGCCTGACGGGCTCGGGCAGTGTCACGGCCAATCGTTCCGCCTTGGGTGCGCTGCTGTCGGCGCTTACCGGCTCGGGCGACATCGACCTGACGCCAACCGCTTTCGGCGAACTGAGCGCCGACCTGGTTGTGACCGGGACCGGCCTCACGACTGCCAACGTCGGCCAGGCGGTATGGGCCAAGGTGATCGAGGCCGGATTCACCGCCGAAGAGGTATTGCGCCTGATCGCCGCGGTTACGGCTGGTGATGCGTCCGGCCTCGAGTCTGGCAGCCCGACCTTCCAAGGCATTGACGAAAGCACGACGCGCGTGGCCGGCACCTACTCAAGCGGAACGGCGGCCCGACGCCGCCGGAAGACACCGCGCCCGACTGGATCATCCGCGCTCGGCGCCACTGCATTCGATAGGACATCATGGACGATCAACCCGCCATCAAGACCAACGACCTCGCCGAAAAGGTACGGCTGTGCGTGCCGACCAGCCTGGCCGCGGGACAGATCCCGCAGTCTGCCGTCATGGCGTTTCTGGCGCCGCTGATCGACGAGTGCAACGCGCTGCGCGCCCGCATCGCCGAACTGGAAAAACAGGCCGCCTGACATGGACATGAACGACCTGCCCGATCGCGTGCGCAACGAGATCGGCGGGGAAGGCGCGTCCGAATCGGAGCAACTGCAGCGGCTTGGCCAGGCGCTCGCCGACAAACGGCGCGAGGCGGTGGATGCGCGCAAGTCATCGGGCATCGAGGATGTCTGGCGCAAAGCCGAGGAGGCCTATCTCGGCATCGATGACGCCAACCGGCACGAGTTTGCCGGCGCGAAGTGGGCAAAGCCGACGGCCCTGGAAGGCCCGGTACAGACCAACGCCAACAAGTCGACAATGCAGGAGGGCGCCCGGTCGACGGTGTTCGTGCGCCTGACCTCGCGATACGTGGACGCCGGCGCCGCCAAGCTCGGCGAGATCCTGCTGCCGATCGACGACAAGGCGTTCAGCCTGAAAGCGACGCCGGTTCCGGATCTCATCAACGCCCAGGGCGACGCTACGCAGGTCATGAACTCGGCCGGCCAGCCGGCAGAGCGCGACCCGATGCCGCATGAGGTTCCGCCCGGCATGAACCCGCAGCAGGCGCCGGGCGTCCCGCTGACGGTGGCCGACCTGGCGGGCGAACAGGTGCGCAAGGCCGACGCAAGCGCGAAGAAGGCCGAGAAGCGCATCTACGACTGGATGGTGGAGTCGCGCTATCCGATGCAGACTCGCAAGGTCATCTTCGACGCGGCGCGTGTCGGTACCGGTGTGCTCAAGTCGCCGTTTCCCGATGAACAACGCGCGCAGGCCGTGCGGCGCGTCGGCTCGGGCATCGAACTCAAGATCATCAGCAAGATCCAGCCGACCACGCGATGGGTCGACGTCTGGAACATCTACCCGGACCCCGGATGCGGCGAGAACATCCAGGATGGCGACTACATCTTCGAGTGCGACGGCATCAGCGAGCGCAGCCTGCGCAAGCTCAAGCGGCTGCCCGGCTACCTGGCCGATCAGATCGATGCCGTCATCGAGGAAGGCCCGGACCGTTGCAACATGGACGAAAGCGGGAAACCGCTGTCCGACAAGCCGAACAAGCGCCACCAGTACCGCATCTGGTATTTCCACGGCACGCTCAAGCGCGCCGACATGATTGCCGCCCGGGTGGAAGGCGCCGAAACCGCGCCGGAACTCGTGTACGCGGTGGCCACGATGGTCAACGACCGCGTGATCCGCTGCACGTTCAATCCGCTCGAGCAATCCGGCCGGCATCCGTATCACGCGGTGCCGTGGCAGCGCCGGCCGGGCTCGTGGGCGGGCGTCGGCATTGGCGAGCAGGTCAACATGCCGCAGCGCACCGTCAACGCGGCCACGCGCAGCATGCTGAACAATGCCGGGATCTGCGCCGGCGGCCAGATTGTCGTCGACCGCGGCTGCATACAGCCCCTGGACGGCAACTGGACGATCTACCCGAACAAGCTGTGGGAGAAGTCGGCCGATGCGACGGTCGATGACGTGCGCAAGGCGTTCGCCGTGTTTGAGTTTCCAAACGTCACCGCGCAGTTGATGCAGATCATCGAGTACGGCTTCCGGCTGGCCGAGGAATGCACCAACATCCCGCTGATCAGCCAGGGGCAGAGCGGCCCGAGCACGCCGGACACCTACGGCGCCGCGCAACTTCAAAACAACAACGCCAACCAGTTGCTGCGCAACGTCGGCTACCAGTTCGACGACTACATCACCGAACCGGTGGTGCAGATGCACTACGAATGGCTGCTGCTGGACCCCGAAGTGCCCGAGGACGAGAAAGGCGACTGGGAGATCAACGCGCACGGCTCGATCGCGCTGGTCGAGCGCGCGATTCAGGACCAGACCATCCTGCAGCTTGGCGCCATGGTCATGAACCCGGCGTTCGGCCTGAGCCCGCCGCGCTGGTTTGAGCAGATGCTCAGGTCGAAGCGCCTGGACCCGCGCGACTTCGAGATGACCGACGAGGAAAAGCAGCGCCAGGCCAGCCAGCCGCCGCCGAAAGCGCCGGCAGTGCAGGCGGCCGAGATCCGCGCCGCCAGCGCCGAGAAGATCGCGGCCGGCAGCCAGGCGGTGCAGGCTCAGCGCACCCAGGCGGATACCGACAGGGACGCCGTGTACGTGCAGGCCGAAACCGACCGCACGCAGAAGGAGCACGAAGCGCGCATGGAAGAACTGCGCATGCGGCGCGAACTGGCGATGCTGGACTACGCCAATAAGCGCGACATGACGCTGGCCGACATCAAGGCGCAACTGGCAGAGAAGGCCGCTGAGATCGACTTGCAGCGCGACCTTGCAAATCTGGACGCGCACACCAAGCAGGCATTGAAGCCACCCGTCGAGCCGCCTGGGCGCGCCGCGCCGGGCAAGGCATATCAGGAGTAACGCATGACACATATCGTCAATCCGCGCGGCATCGACTGGAATTGGCGCCTGACCGACCAAGGCGTGCCGGAAGGGGTTGTGTTCCCAGGCTCGACGTTCACGCCGTTCTGGCATAACGAAGTGCTGGGGCTGTCGACCGGGACAAATGCTGCGGATGCCACGGCGAATACCACCGCCATCCAAGCTGCCCTGACCGCTGGCGGGACAGTACGCATCGATAGTGCCGAGCCGGTCACGTATTACACAAACGACCCGTTGTTTTACGGGCCAAATACCCAATTGATGCTCGGCGCGGGCGTTACGATCAAAAGCAACGCCACCTATGGGCATACGCTGTTGCGCATGGGCAATGCGGACTTTACCGGCGACAGTCTGGCTGCGGATGGCGTTGCCATCATTGCAGCAACGGCCGGCACGGCGGTGGGAGTGGGCACATTAACTGTGCAATCCGGTCCGGCTCGCTTGACTTGGACAGCGCCCGGAGATACGGCAGGGTCGGCAGTCGATGTAAGCGGCGCTGATGGTCGGTATTCGTTGGCGAGCGGGAGCGGCAAATACTTGCA